CGGGTAACCGCTCCGCGTCCACCAACACGGGCGACTACTCCGCGTCCACCAACACGGGTAACCGCTCCGCGTCCACCAACACGGGCGACTACTCCAAGGCAGATGTCTCGGGTAAAGAAAGCGTTGCTGCTGCGCTGGGCATTGATAGTAGATCTAAAGGCGCTTTGGGATGCTGGATTGTGATTGCAGAATGGGAAAGATACGAGGAATTTAACTGGCATCGTAAAGATGTACAGTGCTTTAAAGTTGACGGTGAAAACATCAAGCCTGACACCTGGTACAAGCTGAAAAACGGCGAGCTTGTGGAGGTGCCCGAATGACTAGCTTCTGGGGGCATCAAGACAACCCATTCCCGCCTGATGAACCCCGCCGCCCCCGCTGCCCGGTATGTGGCGAGGAATGCGAAGCAATTTACCTGATCGGAACGGAAATCATCGGCTGTGATATGTGCTACAACCCAGACGAATGGAAGGACGAGGACGTCACGGAAGATGACCCGTGGGAAGATGTTAGATGTATGGAGGGCTATTATGCGTATTGATGATTTAAGCGCCTTTATTCAGGCGCACAAGCTCGTTAGTGGGCGTAGCTGCCCAGAGTTTGTCCCGTCTGATTTAGGCGTCGGCTGCGCCTACTTTAACGCCTTGCAGACGGCACGCCGTATCCATAGCGAGAACGCAGGCGGATACATTCCTTTGTATGCCAAAAGCAAGTACGGCTTGAGCAGAACGTTCTTCATGGCTGATGATACGCCTGTTTGCCTTTCTCGACCTCACATCGAGAAAGGCAAACACGAACCCGCCGCCCGCCAGCTGCTACAGAATCAATCTGGCGGCAAAGTCCCCTTATTATGTTCCGCCTGTTCCTAGCAACCCGATTTCAGAAGAACTTTTAGAGAAAGTTTATAGAAGGGAGATTACGTCTAATGAGTGTATTTGAAACTTTGAATGCCGTCAACGTCAACGGCCACAGCGAGAAGAAGAATGGCCTCACCTACCTTTCGTGGGCGTGGGCATGGGCAGAAGTAAAGAAAGCATACCCCGATGCGCAGTACACCATCTACGAAACCCCGGAGGGTTGCTTCTACTGGACAGATGGCCGCACCTGCTGGGTAAAGACAGGCGTGACAATCAACGGCTTGGAGCACATCGAGTATCTGCCTGTCATGGACTACCGCAACGCGGCAATCCAGCTTGAGAAAGTCACCAGCACGGATGTGAACAAGGCTATTCAGCGCAGCCTCACAAAGGCTTGTGCGCGGCATGGCTTGGGCTTGTACATCTATGCTGGCGAGGACTTGCCCGAAGTCGAACAGGGGCAAGAACAACCGCCTGTCAAGCGCGACACGGAAGCGGCGAAAGCTCGTTTGGACGCACGCAAGGAATGCCAGCAGGCCGTGAAGGCATACTGCAACAGCCATAAAGCCGATGAAGCATCTGCATGGCAGGTTATCGCAGACGCTATCGGAAAACCCTCTAAGAACTTCACCGCCGCCGACTGGAACCACGGCAAGGAGATTGCGGAGGCTTGGGCATGACCGATGATTTATGGCTTGAGCTTCGGCAGAAGTCCGAACAGCTTCAAGCATCGGTCAAGACCTTGCGGCGCTCCGGCACGGAGTACGCACAGGCCGAGCGGGATTATAAAGTCCTGCTTCGGCAGGAGTGCTTGAAACTCCGCGACGCTGGAACGCCTATAGGGCTTATCGACAAGACATGCTACGGCATACCAACCGTCGCAGAAGCTCGTTTTAAGAGGGACATTGCGGAAGCTGTTTACAAGGCCAACGCAGAGGCAATCAACAGCCTGAAATTGCAGCTTCGTTTGATTGACAATCAAATCGGACGTGAATGGGGACAGGCAGGGAGACAGGAATTGTGAAGAAAGTAAATGAATTTGGGAAGCGGCTCGATTCAAACGGCTACGCACCGTCGCTGTTCGTACATGAAGCGTTCCGCTGCTATCGCTGCCACCGCTTTGGAGACACCGCCCGGCATGAAATATACGGAGGAAGCCGCCGCAAGGCCAGCAAGGCGCTGGGCCTCTGGATTAACGTTTGCCCCGCTTGCCACGCCGCCATTCATTCAAGCGGCGACCTGAAAGATCACTACCACAAACAAGGCCAAATGCTTGCAGAAGCCTATTACCATTGGAACCACGACGACTTTCGCCGCCGCTTTTATATCAACTACTTGGAGGAATAAAGATGCTGAATGTTGTTGCAGTTATGGGTCGCCTCGCTCGCGACCCTGAAATGCGCCAGACCACCACAGGAAAGAACGTCGTTTCCTTTTCCATCGCCTGCGACAGAGGGCGCAAGGATGCCAACGGCCAGAGCCAGGCCGATTGGCTGAATATTGTTGCGTGGGACAAGACGGCAGAATTTATCTGCCGCTACTTCCAGAAGGGCCAGCTCATTATTATTGATGGGCGCTTGCAATCTCACAGCTACCAAGACAAAAGCGGCCAGAACCGCACAGCAACTGAAATCGTAGCCCAGAACGTCAACTTTGCCGGAAGTAAGGAAAACACCCACACCGCGCAGAGCGCGGCTCCTACGCTCTCACATGGCAGCGGTGATGACTATGCAGAAATTGAGGATAACGGAGATTTGCCGTTTTAAGGATAAGGAAAAGGACAACTGAATATGGCACTAGAATACTTCTGCTGCTTCAATTCCTACAGGAAGAAGACGCGCAACCTATCAGATAGCGAGCTAGGTCGGCTGTTCCGTGCTCTTATGTTATACAACGAGACGGGAGAAAAGACGCAACTCAATGGGCGTGAGGAAACCGCGTTTGATTTCATTGCAGAGGACATTGATGCAGGTAAAGAACGATACGAAGCCAAATGCGCCCAGAACAAGGCAAACAGAGGTCAACGCTCGACCACAGCCGTTAACGACGGTGAGCGAACGTCAACGAACGCTAACGACGGTGAACAGACGTTAGCGTTCGTACCCCAAACAAAAAACAAAAAACAAAAACAAAATATATCTTTCGTATCTAACGATACTCAAGATATATGCCAAGCTGAAAGCTTGGCTACGCGCCAGCTCGCGTCTGCGTTTTCGGCAAAGAAGGCCATCGAGGACTATACGCAGGACGAGGAACTGCGGGGGCTGCTGTTTGAGTGGCTGGACAACCGCAAGAAGAAACGCGCCCCTGAAACTAAGGGCGCTATCGGACAGAACCTTGACAAGCTGGCAGAAATGGCATCTAAAAGCAATTTGAGCTTGCAGGATTATATGCGCGAAATCGTGCGTATGGGCTGGCAAGCGTTCTATCCGATTCGCAGCCAGCAGCCAGCACAACGCAATGACGGGAGGGATTTTGATTGGCTTACGGGACAATGACCGTTGCACCGCTGGCAGGAGCTATTGAGGGCGTTCAGCGTGGGACAGACCTACACCCGATAATGGGCCTGATTGCTGCTAAGTGGCCGAATTTTGGAAACGGCAAAACGCCACAGCAGAAAAAAGCAATGATTGCGGTATGGGAAAAAGACTTGTCCGACATTCCGATTTCTCTACAGCGAGCGGCACTTGATAAGAAAATCAAGTGTGGTCAGATGTTCCCGCCCTCATCCCCTGCTGAATTGCGGAATTGGTGCAACGAGATTCAGAAGCCCATGGATGATCTGGACGCAAAGTTCTATGCCGATATGGCGGAGCTTGAAATACTGGATGCTGATTTTTGTGCAAAACAGACTGCAAAATATAAAGCTGGTAAGGACGCAGGGCGCAATGCTTATGCAGGGTGGGACTGATGATTCACAAGTACATTGTCCGCATCCAGACCATAGCGAGAAGTACTACGCGAAAGTAAAGGAGATTGTACCGTGAAAGTATTAGTTGCCTGTGAAGAATCGCAGACAGTCTGCAAGGCGTTCCGAGAACGCGGACACGAAGCGTACAGCTGCGACATTTAGGAACCGTCGGGAGGACACCAGGAATGGCATATTTTAGGCGATGCCATGAAAGCAATCGAGGGTGGGCAAATCGTAACGATGGACGGCAAGGCTCATGATGTAGGCAAGTGGGATTTGCTGATTGCACACCCGCCTTGCACGCATTTGGCGGTTTCTGGAATGAGATGGTTTAGTGAAGGCGTAAAGCCTTTAAGCCTGAAATATGATGCGGCAGCGTTTTTTCTGAAGTTTGCCGAGGCGCCGATTGAACATATTGCGATTGAAAATCCTGTTTCGATTATGAGCACGCTATATCGAAAGCCTGACCAAATTATAAATCCGTGGCAGTACGGACACCCAGAACAAAAGAAAACATGCCTATGGTTAAAAAATCTGCCACTACTACACGAAACCAATAATGTGTACGAATACATGATGACATTGCCAGAAAAAGAGAGAACAAGAATATGGTGGCTTGGCAGCGGACACGCGAAAGAACGTTCAAAAACATTCCCCGGTATCGCCGCCGCAATGGCAGAACAGTGGGGCAGTTTATGATACAAAAATACATAATCTATGGCAAGCCCATCACCAAAAAGAACAGCCCCCGCATCGGATACGTTGGCGCACACTGCCCGGTATGCCATAAGGGCAAGTACGCAAAAGTGCTGCCAAGCGCAGCCTACTTGAAGTACGCAAGAGCTGCCAAGATGTATTTAAAACCAGCGCCCAAAAATCCGCTGGACGGACGCTACAATGTCAAGTGCTTGTACTACATGCCTACACGCCGAAAGGTTGATAAAACAAACCTTGAAAGCGCCATCATGGATATTCTGGTTGATGCCGGAATTTTGAAAGATGACAACAGCAACATCGTAGCAGCAACAGACGGCTCCCGCGTGCTGTACGACAAATCCAACCCCCGCACCGAAATTTTTATTGAAGAAATGGAGGATGAAGCAGATGCCAATCTGCGAACTTTACCATGATAATTTTCAAAATTACAAGTGCTATGGAATTCCGCACGCCCAGCTTGTAATCGCCGATATTCCCTATAACATTGGCTCTAACGCTTACGCCAGCAATCCCGTCTGGTACAACGGCGGTGACAATAAAAACGGAGAAAGCAAACTCGCCAAAAAGAACTTTTTTAACACAGATGGCCGTTTCAAAATAGCAGAGTATAAAGACTGCAATGAATGCCCTGTTTATAAAAATAACACGTGCAGCATGATTGGGTTCGACGACTATTCGACTAAAAGCATTGAGGAAACAGTTTCAAAAGTCGAGCAATGGGCAAAAGACAACCCCGTCAAGACCCGTCAAAGTGAGTTCTTGAAGATGTTCCCTAATGCAAAAACAATGGGTGGCGTGATTGCGATTTGCCCAAACGACATCGACAGCACATACAGAAACATGGAATATTGCGATCATAGCTTTTGTGAAGAATGCGCTAAAAAATATTGGAACGAGGAGGTAGCAGATAATGACTAACATTACAACCCTGCGCCCCGGCGAACACTTTATGTTCAAGAATTTTGAGTGGGTCTGCCTTGACCCGAATCACTCTGACGGTGGCGTGCTGGCTATTATGGCGAAGCCGTGGGCAGAAGATGTAAAGTTCTGCCAAGGTGATATATTTGCCGATGAGAAAGGCAACTGGAATAACTATCGCACCAGTAATGTGCGGGGGATTCTATCTGATATGGCGAACGCTGTTTTCGATGGAGAAAGTCTGCTGGCACATACCGTAGACCTTGTTGCTGACAACGGTGACAGCGCCTATGGAACAGTGAAAGACACCGTTTTTATCCTCACTTGTGATGAGTACCGCAAGTACCGTGACTACATCCCGCACTACGACAGATGGATTTGGACTGCTACGCCATGGTGTTGCGGTGACGATGATTCAGATGCGGGCCACGATAGCAGCGTTCGCGTCGTTTACACTACGGGGCAGTTGGACACCTTCTGTGCGTACTACGAACAATCCGTCGCCCCGGCTTGTGTTCTCAATCCGAAATCGCTCAATCTGCGCCAGAGCATGGCATATGTAGAGGAGGTATCAGAATGACAAAAAAGTTATTTGCGCTGGCTATTGCTTTTGTCTTGATAGTTCTGCCATGCGCCTGCAAAGAAAATCCGGTGGTTGAAGAGAAAACCGTATCGGCAAAGCAGGAAATCTTGTACGCCTATATAACAACACAAATGGAAACGAATGGATACGGGGGTGTTATCGGACACAAAAATTATCTTTGCTACGGCGTATTAAACGGAAATAGCATTGAAGACAAAGAAGACAGAATAGACTTCGTTACAATACGAAAATCAGAAGAAAACCACAGCTATATTGAATATTACTATGACCGCAAGATTTATGAAGATGGCACACACTATGACATATATGCCGGAGCGGCCTTGTACTTAACAGATGATATGCTAAAAAATCTGAGGACGAGCAACTAGAGGAGGTATCAGAATGAGCACAACAATAGGCTGCCCGATTCCGGGCGCAAGCCAGCCGAAAGAACCGGCGCGGCTGATTGATGCAAACAATGTTATGGAAGCGGTATTTTGCGCCGTTGAATTGTACAATTCCGAGTATCTTGCCATACAAGACGAAATCAAAAAAATTCCAACCATAGACCCCGAATCCATGCGGCCTACGGCGCATTGGATAAAACGAGGATATTTTTGCGGAGAAAACGAATACGAGTGTTCCGCTTGCCATCAAAAAGAATGGAGAACAAGCGCAAGTCGTATGAAGTATTGCATGTTCTGCGGCGCAAGGATGGTGGGCGTACAAAAAAGGATGGTGAACGAAGATGACTGACTGGATAAGCATTAAAGACAGACTGCCAAAGCCGCAAACGGAAGTGCTTGCATTTAGGAGAGGCATAATGTATCTCGCCTGGTACGACAATGAAATCGGGAGATGGGCGTCCGATGAGTGGGGTATCCTTGATGCCGTCACCCACTGGATGCCACTCCCCGAACCCCCGGAGGTGACCCCATGACAAAACAGCAACTAGTTGATGAATACGCCCGCAAACATCTTTGCGTGACGTGCGAGTGGAAGAATGACAATATTTGCACGCTGCCGCGCTGCATGAAAATGGAAGAAAGGAGCAAAAATGAGAGAAAGACCGCTCAACCTAGATGAATATGGAATTTCGAAAGAAAGATACCTTGAATTAAAGCACTTTTGCAAAAGATACGCTGAAATGCGGTTGGAAATTGCTAGTGCAAGAGGACTTGATGCGGTTTCAAATGACGGTTTGCCGCACGGAAACGGAAAGTCAGACCCCACAGCTAGAAAGGCGGACAGGGCGCTAAAGTTGAGCACAGATGTCCGAATCATTGAGGACGCAGCAAGAGAAGCAGACCCATTAAACTGGTGCGCACTGCTGAAAAATGTTACAGAGGGAACGGCTTACGAATACCAGCCTGTGTATTGCGGCAGACGGCAGTTTTACGAAAGCAGAAGAAAATTTTTCTGGCTTTTGGACAAGAAAAAAGGGTAACTGTGGGGACGTTGTCAAGTGGTATTATGAATATGCTGGAAACTTTAAAGAGGGTACATTACAGTCCATAGCAAAACCTCCTATTCTCGATACTGGCAGCCGGGAAAGACCGGCATTTTATATGCTGCATAGCCAGCCGCAAACTTGGCCTGACAAGTCAATACGGCAAGGGCGCTGCGTTCCGCAAGCAACGGCGCGGCAAAGGTGCAAGACCTATGTGCAGTACCAGCGCCGATGATGCTGGTAAATAGGCTAGTGCAAGCGCATTCCGTTCCCAGCTAGGCAACCCCCGCGAGCCTACTAACAGTGCGCAACCTGCGGGGTTTATATGCCCTTGTAGCTCAATGGCAAGAGCCTTGGTGTGCCGGTTCAAGTCCGGCTGAGGGCAAATGTTGGGTCGCTCCCACCGGTGAAAGCCCGGCGCAGGCAAAACGCGATAGATAACCTGAACGCTGTAAGCAAAGCGGCAAGCCGATCAGGAGCGCGGCGCGATGGCAGGTCGCAACGGGACTTCGAGAGCCTGAAAAAATCTGCCTGGCATCTGCTTGTGCGGACTCTGGTACTGCCGCAGTTACGCATCGCCGAAACCCATTATATCAAAGCAGAAACCGCGAATCCGCACGCGGGGATAAATGCAGCGGATGAAAAAAGCGTTGCGGGTAGCAAATCCGCAACGGGTGAGGTCGGCACAGCATACACCGACAGGGCGGGAATGCGCTTTTCCTCCGGCGCAAAGGGGTTTTGGGGGATATAAGCCTACACAAATTGTGTGGGCTTTTTGTGTTGTAAAGCGAGGTGATAAAGTGGCATCAAGAAAAAATCCGGTGGGCGCACCACCTAAATACAGAAGCGTAAAGGCAATGCAAGAAAAGATTGACGCCTACTTTGAAGCCTGTAAAGGAAAGCCGCTCTTAGACGATAACGGTGAACCGATGCGAAATAAAAACGGCTATATCATTTATGACGATAAAAAGCCGCCTACTGTGACAGGGTTGGCGCTTGCACTTGGTTTTGCATCAAGGCAGGCGCTTTTGAATTACCAAAATAAACCAGAGTTCAATGACACGATTACGCGTGCAAAGACCCGTTGTGAACAATACGCCGAAGAAAGACTGTATGACAAAGACGGCTCCGGCGGCGCACAGTTCAGCTTGCGAGCAAATTTCGGATGGCAGGATAAGCCGGAACAACAGCAGAATAGCGAGGTGCTAATCATAGATGACTTGTAAGCTATCTGGCGTTGTTTCCCCTTGCTTCGCAAAAGTCCACCGTGAAATCAAGGCAGGCAATGTAAAAGAGCTTGTCGCAAAGGGCGGGCGCGGCAGTACAAAATCAAGCTATATCAGCATAGAGCTGATTTTGCAGCTCACAAAGCATCCGCAATGCCACGCGGCAGTGTTCCGCAAGGTCGGAAACACACTGCGCACAAGCGTGTATGCTCAAATCGTCTGGGCAATCAATGAGCTTGGTCTGCACGACAATTTTCGTTGCACAGTCTCCCCGATGGAATGCACCTATTTGCCAACAGGGCAAAAGGTGCTTTTTTTCGGCGTTGATGACCCCGGCAAGGTAAAGTCAATCAAAGTGCCGTTTGGGTATATCGGCATCTGCTGGTTTGAGGAACTTGACCAGTTTGACGGTGAAGAGCAAATCCGAAACGTAGAACAGTCCTGTCTGCGCGGCGGTGACTGGTTCATCACGTTCAAGAGCTTCAACCCGCCTGCAATGGCCCGCAACTGGGCCAACGGATACGCGCTAAAGCAGCGCCCTGGCAAGCTAATACATCATTCCACCTATAAAACGACGCCCGCAGAATGGCTCGGAGAGCGGTTCCTTGCAGATGCTGAATACTTGGAGCGCACAAACGAAACAGCATACCGGCATGAGTATCTTGGCGAGGTTGTCGGCAGCGGCACGGCGGTATTTGAAAATCTGCGCATTGAGAAAATCACCGATGAACAGATTGCCAGCTTTGACCGCATCAAGCGCGGCGTGGACTGGGGCTGGTACCCTGACCCATGGGCATACAATGCAATGCACTATGACGCGGCGCGGCGCACGCTGTACATCTTTGATGAGCTGACACGACGTAGAACCAGCAACAGAGACACGGCGCAACTGCTGCTGGATAGAGGGCTGACCCGTGAGGATAAAGTCTGCGCGGATAGCGCTGAGCCGAAATCCATCGCCGACTATAACAAGTACGGCGTGAAAACATTCCCTGCCCGCAAAGGACCGAAATCGGTTCGATATGGCACAAAGTGGCTGCAAATGCTGGAAGCGATTGTCATTGACCCTGAACGTTGCCCGGAAACGGCGAAAGAGTTCAGCGAGTACGAATACGAGCGAGACAGCAAGACGGGTGAAGTGCTGGAAGGATACCCGGATTTGAACAACCATCACATTGACGCGGTGCGTTATGCGATGGAAAGCACAGCGAACAAAGCCGGAGACAATACGGCAATGAAGTATCAAAGCATTTACAGATAGGCGGTGAGGGAAAATCAGAACATATCAAGACTTTGTGGCTGTCGGTGAAGATGAACGTTCCCGCATGGGGTTTGTGTTTGACACAATCAACGATTTTAAAGGTCAGAAAAAGACGCGGGACATGCTGGACGCAAAGCTGTACTATTGGGGAGAAAATCCCACAATCAACCGCTATGAAAAGATGGTGTACGATCTTGAGGGGAAAGCACATCCCGATATGTACACAGCCAATCATAAGATTGCCAGCAAGTTTTTTGGTTTTGTTGTAGACCAGGAAGTTTCTTACCTGCTGGGAAACGGTGTTGCGTTTAACAATGATGCCACAAAAAAGGCGCTTGGCGCCACGTTTGATGAAGATATTATGGATGCTGCCCGCCATGCGTTGATTGGTGGGCAGGCTTTCGTGTTCTGGAATCTTGACCATATTCAGGTGTTTGCGCCGGAGCAGTTCGTGCCTCTGTACGATGAAGAGGACGGCGCACTGAAAGCAGGAATCCGGTTCTGGCAGATTGACCCGGACAAACCGCTGCGGGCAACGCTGTACGAGATGGACGGTTACACGGAATACATTAAACCGCGCAATGGTGAAGTACGCAGTTTAAACGGGAAACTGCCGTACAAGTTGAAAGTGCGGTATTCGGAGATTGACGGCACAGAAATTTATGACGGTGAGAATTATCCCGGATTCCCCATTATCCCGCTGAAAAACGGAGAGCAGGCCCACAGCGAGCTACAGGGGAGACAGAATACCATTGACGCGCTCGACCTTGCTAGCTCCAACATGGTAAACAACGTTGACGAAGGCAACCTGATTTTCTGGGTTCTGACCAACTGCGGAGGCATGGACGAGCAGGACGATACAAAGTTCATTGAGCGTCTGAAAACTACCCATGTCGCCCACGCTGACGGTGACGAGGGCGCAAAGGCCACGCCACAGAGCATCGAAGCCCCGTTCCAAGGCACGCAAGCCACCATTGACATGCTAACCAAAAAGTTATACGAGGACTTTCAGGCCTTTGATTCTGCTGCTGTCAGCGCTGGCAACCAAACTGCAACGGCTATCAAGGCCAGTTATGTGCCACTCGACCTGAAAACAGACAAGTTTGAAAGCTGCGTGACGCGCTGCATCAAGGGCATTTTGGCGGTTGCCGGGCTTGATGGCGATCCGACATACACGCGCAACCAAATCATCAACAAGCAGGAAGAGGCGCAGACGGTCTTGCTGGGTGCAGAATACTACGATGATGAATACATCACCAAAAAGCTGCTGACCATCCTTGGCGACGCAGACCAGTACGATGAATTGATAAATCGAAAGGCGGCAGAGGAGTTAGACCGCACGACCAACGGCGAGGAGTGACAAGATGTTGAATTTTGAAAACCTCGACAAAGCCAACTTTTTAGGAGTTGGAAAATACGATACGCCGATTATCCAGCCGGAACACATTGATGTGCGGCATCTGGAATGGATTCCGTTCAACTTTGCTAAAACCTGTACGGACTGCGCAACAAAAGGCGTTCACTTTTTCGTGGATGATTATCAATTCCAAAGGGTGTGGAATCAGCCGGACAAGTACATTCCGTTGCTTCAAAAATTTGGCGCTGTGTGTGCGCCTGATTTCTCAATGTATACAGATATGCCGCTTGCTATGCAGATATACAATCACTATCGCAAGCACTGGCTGGCGGCATACTGGCAGCAATGCGGGATTCACGTTGTGCCAACCCTGTGTTGGAGCAATAAACAAAGCTACGAGTGGTGTTTTGACGGCGAGCCACAACATTCGATTGTGGCGATTTCTAGCGTGGGAACGCAGAAAAGCAAGCAGAATCAAGCGCTGTTTGAAAAAGGCGTTCGGGCGGCATTGGCAAGGCTTGAACCCAGTGAGATTTTGTGGTATGGCAAATGCCCTGAAGAATTTGACTGGAACGTTACTAGGATTCAGCCATATTATAAGCGAGTAAGAAGGAGATGCGAGAATGGGCGGTAGAGGTTCTGGAAGCGGCAGGGGCGGCGGTAGTGAGAGTATAGGCGCCTTAAAAGAGAGAGAAAAAAGCCTGAATTCCCAAATTGACAAACTGAATAAAAGGTTGGCAGATTACGCATCAAGAAATCCTGCGTGGAATATGCCAAGCGGATATTACGATGTACAGAGAAAAAAACAGGCACTTGAATCAAAAAAGCGTTCGATAACAAACAAAATAGTGACCGCAAGCAGAAATGTGACTGTTGAAAAAACAAATGGAAAACCATTTGTAAATTCCTTTGGCGAAGCTACAAAAAGAGAGATTACTGCCACATCGTACAAAAATAGCCAAGCAAGACTTGACAAAGAAATTATGAGGTTTGTCGGTGGCGAGATCAATAGAAAAAAACAGACTAAAAGAAGAAAATGAGAAAACCTGATTATGCCCACAAACTGACGGATAAACAGCTCGCAGAGTTGGAACAGCGCATCGCAAAGCTGTACAAAGAAGCTGCTGACGAATTGACCGATACGGTGAGAGCCTATTTTGAGCAGTTCGAGAAGCGTGATGCAGCCATGAAAGAAAAGCTCGATGCAGGCGAAATCACCGAACAGCAGTACAAGCAGTGGCGGCTTGCGCAGATAGGGCGAGGAAAGCGTTTTGAAGCCCTGCGCGATAAAGTGGCAAAAAGATACACCGATGCAAATGCAACGGCTGTGGTATACGTCAATGACGCCACGCCGGGCATCTACAGCCTGAACCGCAATTATGCAGCTTACAAAATCGAGCAGGTTTCCGACAAAGCAGATTTTACGCTGTGGGATGAGCAGACCGTCAAACGTCTGATTGTGGAACAGCCTGACTTGATGCCGTACTACCCGCCAAAGCGTGCATTGCAGCGCGGCATTGACCTGAAATACGGAAAGCAGCAAATTACAGCTAGTGTCACAAGCTCCATTCTGCAAGGCAAAGGCATCGGCAAGATTGCGGATGACCTGCAAAGCCGTATGCGGGACATGAACCGCACGAGCGCTATCAGAACGGCCAGAACGGCGGTCACAGCAGCAGAGAACGCGGGACGGCTAGATACTTACCGTTCCGCGCAGGATATGGGCATAAAGCTGAAAAAACAATGGGTGGCAACGTTAGACAACCGCACGCGGCATGCGCACGCGGTGGCAGACGGGCAAACGGTAGACGTGGAAAAGCCGTTTATCATTGATGGTTATAAGCTCATGAAGCCTGGCGATGAATCTGCGCCGGGATACCTAGTGTATAATTGCCGCTGCACAACGATAGCGGATTTGCCAGATGTGCCAAAATCGCGGCATGAGTTGCGGAGAGCGATAGACCCAGAAACAGGGAGAAGCGTACTTGTCCCATATATGAATTACACGCAATGGAATAGCTGGAAAGAGGCAGAAAACAGATATGCGTGGGAAACATATATGAAGAAAGGGCGTAATTTTTCATCCGACAAGAGACAATTTGCGGAATACCGCAAAGTTTTAGGCAATAAAGTTCCAGATTCAGTTTACAAGTTTCAAGATTTAAAGTATAATGATATTGAAATTTGGCACGCGTTAAAGACCTTAAAAAAGCAAACAATGTTTGTAGAAAAAGCGCAATGCGAAACGACGGAAAGGAAATTCACAGAATATCTTTTGAAGACCGGCGCAAAACATGCGCAAGAATTTTTCGACGTTGGTTACACCGCGGAAAGTTCAATGCAGCTACGTTACGACATTGCAAAGCAATACGATGAAAGCAAAATTCAGAATCCAATAGCTTTGGAAGATGGTAGCAAAAAATATTCAATTCCTATGGAGCTAGGAATAACAGAAAAAAAGCGATTTTTGACTTGCTGGATAAAAGAACCCGGCAACGGAAAGCCGAGAATTACGACAGCCTATAGAAAGGATGCAGACAAGTGATACGCGAATTTGATAAAGTAAAAATAACTGCATCTGGTAAAATTGGTGTGGTGGTAGATATACGGGGCACGGACGTTTTGCGTTACCTTATCGAACTTGACGAAAACAATCAAATTATTGATTGCAAGGAAAACGAAATCGAAAAGTTAAAATGAAAATCACATTTGAAGACCACAGCGCCGAGGTGCTGGGAGCGCTTGACGCTGCTGTTGGAAGAGCACTCGAAAAATGCGGCCTTGTAGCAGAGGGATATGCTAAAAAGCTATGCCCTGTTGATACAGGCAACCTACGCAACAGCATTACACATATGGTAAACGACGGCGAAAAGGCTGCATATATCGGCACAAATAGCGAGTATGCGGTTTATGTGGAGTGCGGCACGGGCGTTTATTATCCCGGCGGCAGACAAACGCCGTGGGTGTACCAAGATGCAAAAGGCGATTGGCATCTGACCCACGGCCAACGCGCAAAACCGTACATCAAGCCCGCAGTGGCAGACCATGCCGCGCAGTATAACAGAATTATCGAACAAGAGCTGAAAGGCAAATAAGCCTCTCGGCTCTTTTTATTGGGAGGAAAGCACATGAAAAAGATTCTTTATATCGCAATCGCAATTATGGTTTCAGTTTTGCTTTTGTGTGGCTGCTCCGAAGCCGATAGAGCAAACTCCAATATTTCTAAACAGGCCGATTACTTTGAGAGCGAACGAAAAATCACCGTATACAACGCCAGAACAGACAAGGTCATTATGGAAGCCGAGGGGTATATGTCTATCTCCAACAATTCCAGCAACGAGCTTGTCTGCACTGTAAAGGTTGGTCCTGATACTTACAGGAAAAATTACATCTACCTGAACAGCTACACGATGTATGTTGTCGAGGACATTACAGGAACACACACAGACCCGTACCATTACAAGCTTTATTTCCACACAAATGTGCTGCCCAGCGTTGAAGTGAAACCGTAAAAGACAAGTTTACCTAGCAACCACCGAGGCGTTCTCGGCGGTTGCTATTTTTATACGAAAAAACAGCGAAGCACTGCTGTTTTGAATAAATAAAACTCAAATGGCGAAGAACCGCCACCGAAGAAAAGGAGAGAACCCCAATGGCAAAATTTACACGCGCTGAAATCCGTAAGATTATTGGCGAAAGCTGCACTGATGAAATTGAAAATCAGCTGGTGGCGCTCCATCTGGGCGTTGTTGACCCGCTGAAGGACGACGTCACGCGGTATAAAGCCGATGCGGAAAAACTTCCAGCCGTTCAAAAGGAACTGGACGACCTGAAAGGAAAGGGCGATGACGGTTACAAGGAAAAGTATGAATCCGAGCACCAGGCTTTCGAGGATTACAAAACCAGCGTGGCCGCTGAAAAGACTACCGCTGCCAAAGAAAAGGCACTGGAGACCGCCCTGAAAAAAGTCGGCATTGCCGACAAACGCTTGCAGTCTGTTGCTCGGCTGTGCAAAGGCGATGGCTTGCTAGACAAGCTGGAACTTGACGATAAAGGCGCTATCAAGGATTCTGACAAGCTGGAAGCCAGCCTGAAAGAATCTTACAGCGACTACATCGTCACTACCAGCACTCAGGGCGCAAACACGGCGAACCCGCCTGCCGGAAACGGCGGCAGTGGTTCTATCACGGCAGAAGCCTTTAAAAAGATGGGCTATGCCGACCGACTGAAACTCAAGAAAGAAAGCCCGGAACAGTATGCCGAGCTTGCAAACAACAAAGGAGACTAACACATGGCAGATACTATTTTGACCAAACTGGCAGACCTGATTGACCCGGAAGTCATGGCCGATATGATTTCGGCTAAAATCCCTGACAAAATCCGCGTGGCACCTTTTGCAAAGGTGGATGACACCCTTGCTGGTGTTCCCGGCGATACCATCACTGTGCCGTCTTACGGCTACATTGGTGACGCAGAGGACGTTGCAGAGGGCGTTGACGTTGACATCGACAAGATGAGCACCAAGGACAAGAAGTACAAGATCAAGAAGGCCATGAAGGGCGTCGGCCTGACCGATGAAGCTGTGCTGTCTGGCTACGGCAACCCCGTTGGCGAAGCCAATGCGCAGCTGGCGCTGGCTATCGCTGCCAAAATCGACAATGACTGCATGGAAGCCTTGCAGGGCGCTACGCTGGTGTATGACGGCACTGCTGCCGCTATCAAGTACAGCGGCGTGGTGGATGCCATTGACGTGTTCAACGAGGAAATCAACAGCGACAAGGTCATGTTCATCAACCCCAAGCAGATGGCGACCCTGCGCAAAGATGCGGACTTTATCAGCGCTGACAAGTATCAGGCTGGCGTTGCTGTCACCGGCGAAATCGGCAAGATTGCCAACACCCGCGTTGTAGCATCCCGCAAGGTTCCTTCCATCGAGTACGAAAAGGACAACAGCACCGGCACCATTGAGATTGTCGCGGATACTACCGCCGAAACCACCACCAAAAAGCATCTGGCGACCATCCAGCCCCATTGCGCTGCTGCGCTGGTTGTCGGTGATAAGGTCAAGGCTGCTGCTACCGCCTACTACGCTTGCCCCATCGTCAAGCTGAATGAGGACAGCGAGACTGAGGACGATGTCCCCGCTCTGACCATCTACCGCAAGCGCAATATCAACGTGGAGACTGAGCGCAAGCCGCGTAACCGTTCCACCGAGATCACCGCTGACGAGTTTTACGTTGCGGCTCTGACCAACGAAGCCAAAGTTGTGCTGGCAAAGTTCAAAAAGTAATAAGGGGGCAGCGTAATGCTTGAAGAATTGATGAGGGAGTGCCGGAACTGGTTTGTCACACAGAATGGCGTCCATCTGGGCGAGTTCAGCATCAAGGGCGGGAGCATTGCGCTCCCTTTTTTGCGTGCCGGACAGTATTTCCGCATTGTGGGCAGCGTTATGAACGATGGTGTGTATCAATACGGTAACTGCTCGTTAAGAGATGAAACGTTTGATGGCGCTGTCTGGGCCATGGCCGTGCCTGCCGAATTTATGCGCCTTGAAGAAGAAATCAAGACGTGGCGCACGCAGTACGAGAACGCCGCAAATAGCCCATTTCAAAGCGAGAGCTTTGCGGGGTATAGTTACACCAAATCGAGCGCGAACGGCGATTCTGGTGGTTCTGTGACGGGCTGGCAGGGTGTGTTTGCGTCCCGGCTGAACAAATGGAGAAAGCTATGAGCCTTTTAGATGATTTTTCGCATCGCTGCATCATCATGGACAAGCTGACAAAGCCTGACGGAGAAGGCGGCTATGTTACCGAGTGGAGAGAGGGCGCAGAGTTTGCGAATTACGTTGCACTGGACAGCAGCCTTGAAGCGCGGCAGGCTGAAGCGCAGGGTGTGACCAGCGTGTATACCGGCATTGTGCGTAAAGATGTGCCCATCGAGTACGGCAGCGTGTATAAGGACGTGACGACCGGGGCATATTTCCGGGTCACGAGCCGCCCGGAAGAAAAGCAAGCCCCTGCAAGCGCTTCTCCTATGCTGAACGGCTTAAAAAGTTTTACGGCTGAAAGACTGCGGGAGGGATTGCCTACATGACAAAGGGCGCTGCATTACAGCAGTTTTTCGGGCAATTTATGACCGCATACGCCAGCAACGCCGTGCCGGATGACGCTGTACTCCCATACCTGACCTATGATGCTGTGATGGATACTTGGTCAAATTCTGTATCTATCACAGTAAATATGTGGTTTCATACCACATCCGAAGCTGTGCCAAACGCAAAGGCGCAAGAGCTTTTGACGGCTCTTACAAAAGGCGACCCGACTTTGCCGTGCGATGATGGGATTATCTGGCTCAAACCCGGCTCACCGTTTAGTCAATCGCTGGCAGATGACACAGACAAAAACCTAAAACGGCGGTACATCAACGTGATCGCCGAATTTTTATGCCTAAATTGAGGTGAAAGCATGAAATTTACTCGTATCCCCGAATCGGCGTTCAAGGAATTGGTTCTGAACGCCGGGTATCTTGCAACTACGTTTGACCCGACTGCCGGTACTGCGCCGGAAGAAAGTGCGCTGCTGGGCGCTACGACTGGCGGCATCAACTTTACGGCTGTGCCAAGCTTTACCGACTTCGGCGAGGACATCGACAACTGTCCCAAGAACATGAAAGAGCTGAAGCAGATTGAATCCTGGGAAGTCAAGTGCAGTGGCACTTATGTTTCGGCATCGGCAGAAAATGCCAAAAGCATGCTTGGCGCTGCGGATGTTACGACTACTTCCAAGGTTTCAAAAATCACGCCGCGCAACGACCTGAAAGACAGCGACTTCACGGATTTGTGGCTGCTTTGCGACTATTCGGACAAGCACGGCACTACTAATGGCGGTTTTTGCGCCATTCACATGCTAAATACGCTGTCTACCGGCGGTTTCAGCTTGCAGACGGGCGACAAGGAAAAAGGCCAGATGAGCTTTGAATACACGGCGCACTACTCCATTACCGCGCAGGACACTGTGCCGTGCGAAGTGTATATCAAGGCCGGGGAGGATGAAGCATAATGCGAATTTTTTCTGAACTTAGCACTGACGAAGCGCTGGAAGTCGTTTTGCAAATCGCGCAGCCCATCACAAACCTGATCGATGATGAAGCGCTTGTGAAAGAGATGCAGAAAGCTATGCCGAAAGGCGAAACAACCCGCATTGCGATGCAGCGTTTCGGCCTTGCGAAAATTGTTAAGCTGCTGAACATTGCGTTGAAGCAGCACCGCGAGGATGTGTACGCAATCCTTGCCCCGTTCAACGGCATGACGGTGGAAGAAATCGGCGAACAGAATTTCCTTATCACCTGCAAGCAAGTTTACGACCTGTTGAACGATAAGGGTTTTGTTGATTTTTTCAAATCGTATCTCGGTGGCGGGCAGAACAAGTAATCCCTGTGCTGCTGAAAATGCCGAAACTGAGCGCAAAGGCGCTTGTGTCGGCGCTGCCTTACGCTTTAAAAGCTGATTTTGAAGAGCAGCTGTACAAGGTGTACATGACAGACAGTGCGTTGAGCCTTGTGGTAGCTGTGACAGGCGTAAAGGACAGGCCAGCGAGATATATTGACATTATCCACCCGCCCAAAGTGGATACGCGGACACCAGAACAGGTGCAGGCAGATTTCAAAGACTTTGCGGCACGGCATGGATTGAAACAAGCAGAAAAATAGCCGCCCAAACAGAGGGCGGCTAAACTTAGAAACAATTTTTGATAATGGCTTTATAGGTTGGCTCGTCAACTTCCAACAGGAAGCGCTTGCCGCTGTAACGCCATTGCGGGTCATCTATAAGCTGTATAACAACCTGATAAACGCCTTTTTGCATGGCAGTCATTGCACCGGCAACCATGCCAGCACTACCAAACAAAGCACCGCCGACCATGCCGCGCATAACGCCGGAAGCCATAGATGTTTTGTGAGTTTCATCTACCACAGAGTAACCGGCAACAGTACGGCTGTTTAGTTCAAGTGCTGATAGACCACCAACGTCCATAGAGACTTTGCCAAATGAAACAGACACCTTTTTGCCCATAAAATCACCGGCAATTACCGCATTTTTTGCTTTTGCCATAAAAAACACCTCCTATTGCTTAGAATACAGCAGATAAAGCAGAAATTCAAGAAGGGAGTGATAGATTGGACGTTTTTAACTTATATGCAAAATTAAGTCTGAACACAGACGACTATGAAAAAGGCGTTGAGAAGGCAAAAGGCGGCGCATCGTCTTTGATGGACGTTTTCAGCGGTACGCTGCTTGGCAATGTTGTCTCAGACGGCTTGCGGAGCGTAGCCAACGGCATTACGGAAATCGGGAAAACCGCTGCGAACATGGCCGTGTCGATTGGCAAGGCATCGCTGGACAGCTATGCAGACTACGAACAGCTTGTAGGCGGCGTGGAAACGCTGTACAAAGATAGCGCGGGGATCATAGAGAGCTACGCAAAAGACGCATACAAGAATGTGGGTCTTTCAGCAAATGATTACATGGAAACATCCACATCGTTTGCTGCTGCTCTGGTTTCAAGTTTGGGCGGTGACACAGAAAAAGCCGCTGAAATGGCAAATACTGCAATTTCGGATATGTCCGATAACGCGAACAAGATGGGCACTAATATGCAGTCCATACAGGATGCATATAACGGATTTGCGAAGCAAAACTATACTATGCTCGACAATCTTAAGATCGGGTACGGCGGCACGCAAGCTGAAATGAAGCGGCTTATCAAAGAAGCTGCTGCCATGACGGACACGCAGAAAGAGCTTGGCGTAACGGTCGATTCAAACAGTATGTCCTATGCGAACATTGTACAAGCGATTCATGTCGTGCAGGCCAACATGGGCATCATGGGAACGACCAGCAAGGAAGCTGCAACTACAATTCAAGGCAGTACAGCGTCGATGAAGAGCGCTTGGGAAAACCTGCTGACGGGTATTGCAGACCCGGAGCAAGACTTTCAAGCCTTGGTGGACAACCTTGTTGACAGCGTTATTACTGCCGGAAACAACATTATACCGCGCATCAAAGAAATTGTGCCTACTTTGATTGATGGCTTGAGCGAACTGGTCACACAGCTTGCGCCTTATGTGAGCAGCGTGATTATGGAGCTGGAACCGACTATTGAAGAGGGCTTGCAGGCTCTTTTTGGCGGGTTAAGCAGCGTAGCAAGCGAATTGCAGCCCATTGTTGCTGATGTGTTCTCATTTTTTGGCGATGCAATTATTTCCGGGCTGACAAGCGCGATTGAAAACTCTGACTTTTCGTTCCTGCTTGACATTTTTGACAATGTTAAAACAGCAGTTGAAGAAGTCGTGCCTGTAATTGAAGAAATTGCACCAGCGCTTGTGACGGTTGGTGCAGCTGTAAAAGGCTGGCAAATCGGTACGAAAATCCAAAAGATGGTAACGGCTTTTGACGAAGCCAAGGTTGCTGTTTCTTTGTTCAGCATGGGACTTTCTGACACGGAAATTGCACAGGGTGCGCTCAATGGCACATTAAAGGCATCCGAAGTTCTTGCCGGATTGCTTACAGGGAAGATTTCTCTTATGACGTTGGCACAGGCGGCAGCAGCAAAAGCGCAAGCCGCTTTTAATGCGGTTTTGGCAGCAAACCCAATTACACTGGTTGTGGTTGCAATTGGCGCACTGGTTGGCATTTTGGCTGTGCTGTATGCAAAGAACGAAGATTTTAGAAATGGCGTTAATGCTGCATGGGATGCGATTTCTGCCAAGATTCAGGAAGTCGTGGCATTTGTACAGCCTTATGTTGAAGCAGCTATGCAGGTTATTGGGCAGGCCGTTACGCAGGTCATTACAGATTTGACCCCAGTCATACAGAGCATCGGTGAAGCGTTCATCGCTGCATGGAACCTTGTACAGACTGTATGGGCATGGGCAAGCGCATTCTTTCAGGCTATCTTCCAGTCAATTGTGGTCATCTTTACGCCGTTTGCACCGATTATCAGCGGATTCTTTCAGGGCGCGTGGATTATCATTCAAAGCATCTGGAATGTTGCGGTAAGCTTTTTCCAGACTGTGTTTGATTTGATTACCGGCGTGTTCTCTACGATTGACGCTGTGCTGTCCGGTGACTTTCAGGGCGCGTGGGAGTCGATTCAGGGCATCTTTGATGGCGCGTTTGGGTTCTTCTCTACGGTCGGGCAAAACGTTGTAGAGGGCATCAAGGGCGGCATTGCGGCTGTTTGGGGTGGTCTTGTCAGCTTTGTGCAGGGCTTGTGGGATGGCATCAAGAGTATTTTTGTCATCAATGCAAGTGATGTGAAAAACAACACGGGGTCTGACGGTAGCCACGCAGGCGGCATGGATTATGTCCCCTATAACAACTATGTTGCAAATCTGCATCGCGGCGAGATGGTTCTGACTGCCGATGAAGCGGACAGTTACAGACGCGGTAAGGGCAGCGGAAACAGTTTTACCCTGACGCAAAATATTTACGCGGCAAAGCAGACGCCGGTTGAACTGGCAGCAAGTACAGCTGCGTATTTCCAGCGGGCGAGGTGGGCGATATGAGTTTTTTAAGCAAGACTTTTAAATACGTCAACTCGCTTGGGCAGTCTATCGTGTTTGACTACGCGCATGGTTATCTTATCAGCAAGCCGGATGGCATTGATACAATTTCGGTCACTGCCAACACGGCGCAGGGCATCGGCCAAGTGGGCGCTACGGTGCAATCTAAGGCCATTCAGACGCGGCCTATTACCATCAATGGAAAAGTTATCGGCGACAATGCACAAGCGCTTAAAGACGCGCTTATGACCGTTGTACGGCCCGACCTGACCGGGGTGTTATATGCCGGAAACTGGCACATAGACGTTATTGTAACGGCATCGCCCACCATTGGCGCATCAAAACGCGGTGCGCCGTTCCAGCTTGGCCTGCTTGCCCCCTACCCGTATTGGGAAAGCGGCGAACGAAATGCAATGCAGCTGCGCGGCGTGCAAAAAGGTTTTAAATTCCCATGGAATATCAGCAAAACGTATTATTTTGGCAAAGTCATTGCGCTAAAATACATTGTTTTGCAGAATTTTGGGCAGTTTGATGTGCCGTTTATGCTGGAAATCAATTGCGTTGGCGAGACTGCAACAAACGTAGGCATTGAAAACATGCTGACAGGTGAAGTGCTGCGGCTGGAAAAAACGCTTGTGGAAGATGAGCGTGTTGTTATCAAGACATCGCACGGAAAGACAACGGTCACAAGCTCTAAGGACGGTGACTGTCGAGGTGCGCTGACGCTTGAAAGCACACTGTACAGAATTCATACGGGCGATAATGCGTGGAAGACTACTGCGGACAGTGGGCTTGAAAACGTTGAAATGAGCGTTTCGTTTGCGGAAGAAAGTGCGGGTGTAACGGTAATATGAGATTAGAGCTGTTCTCCCATGACCTTAGTAACCGACACGAAATCACGCACGCTATCAGCAGCGAGTTCAGCGACTACTATAACGATGTGGGAAAATTTACGGTAGTTTTGCCGATGGATGATTACAACATCTGGATAGTGGAGCTGGATGCTGTTTTGTACATTGTAGAGCGAAGACTTGCGTATACGGTGGAAGAAATACAGTTCGATTGTGATAATAGCGAAATCACGTTGAACGGGTACAGTCTGAACAATAAGCTAAACCGGCGTGTTATTGCGGCAACTTCCAGCATTGCCAACGTGGAAACGGATGTATACAGCGTTATTACTGCCAATCTGCGCGGGCTTCCTATACTGCTGGCAGAGAAAAAAGGCTTGACAGAAACCGTGACGGCAACAGAGGTGTACGGGGATGAACTGTTAAACTGCATACAACCGATTTTGACAGATGCCGGGATTGGGAACCGGATGGTTTTGGACTACAGAGCCAAGACGGAAACGTTTGAATTGTATAAGGGTGTTGACCGCACAAAGGGATTAGACGCCGTGCTGTTTGTGCAGGAACGCGGAACAGCGCCCGGGCTGGTAGTTGACAAGGATATTTCTGAATACAAAAATGTGTGCTACTGTGAAGCGCAGTACAAAGACGGTACAAAGTTTGTGGTGCAGGCTGGCACGGCAAGCGACAACGAGCGACGGGAACTATGGGCAAGTTTCAGCGGCGACAGCCAGCATGATGAGGAGAGCAACACAGATTTTGAGAGGCGCGTAAAGCAGTATGCCGCTTTACAGTTGGGCAGTCACCTGAACCGCAACGGCTTTTCGATTGACGCTGACGGTGACGAGCTTGGCACGGCATATAATGTCGGAGATTTGGTTTGGTGCGTTTCTTTGCGGCTGGGTGTAAAGTACAAGGCAAGAATCGCGGCAGCAAAGTATTCACAGGACGCAAACGGATCAAGCGTCAAGCTGGTTATTGGCGACCCGATTTTAACAGTTTTGAGGTGATAAAGTGGCAGAAATCAAAAATTTTCCGAATAACGTGGATGAATACATCGGAGCCGAAAACGTTATGAAATGGCTGCATGGGCGTTCCAGCGGCGTTTTTGGCGCAGATGGCAATTTAAGTGTTACCGCAAACGGCGATATGACGGTAAGCGTTTCAGATGGTGTGGGCTGGCTTGCGAACGACAAAGCGGACGGCACAGTTTTTTGGAATGATACAAAAGAACAAACCGGAAGTGAGTTGCAGCTGACAATCCCGTTGTCAGATGCCATTTTGCCACGTATTGACAGGATTGTTGTTAGCTGGGACACGGTGGATTATTCGGAAAAGCCGCGTATTGAAGTGCTAAAAGGAACGCCGAATAATGCACCTACCGCCCCGGAACTTACAAACAACACTTTAAAACGGCAAATTTCTCTTGCGCGTATTTACGTTGCAGCGGCGGTAAGCAGCATTTCTGCGGATAGCATCACGGACGAACGGCTTGACCCCGATGTGTGTGGGCTTGTTACGGACTGGGTTAGCGTTGATACTACCACCATTCAGGCGCAGTTTTCCGCATTGCTGGAAAAGGTAAAGGCTGAGCTGTCGCAACTGCACGGTGGCACAGCAATGATGACAAAGGCGCAGTATGACCCGGCTGGTGGCGGGGTGAATATCTGCGTGCAGGAATATGAGTGCACGAAGTCTGGCAGCGTTTACGCGCTGGTCGGCGAGGGCGCGGTGGGGCGTTTTAAAGTCCCCGCTGCATGGAGTGCGGGCGACACCTGGACGGTCAACGGCAAGGCCGTACCGGCCTACTGCGGCGCGGATGCGGCGGACGGTGACAGCGTTGTTGCCGGGCGATGGGTGCTGTTTACCTATGACG